ACAACCGATACAAATTGGAATGCTTCAGCTGGTAATTATTTATTCTATGCAATAGCCGCAGACCCAGACACAACTACTCCAACTTTAGCAAAGAGTTTTAATGTAGATACTTATACAGGTAATGGAGCAACTCAACAAATAGGTTCTGTAAATACTTTATTTACTAAATATGCAGTTTTTAATGGTAGTAGTTCTTATATGACTATTCCAACGATAGGAAAAACAAGAACTCAATCTTTTTCGTTTTGGTTTAGAACTAACACAACCTCAACAAGTGCATTGTTAAGTAGCAACGGAGGTTCTTCATCAAATAAAGGTGTTCTTATTTTGTTTGAATCAGGAGGTAATGTTGGCAAAATTAGATTACAAACATCAGGGAGTACGGGGTCTGTAAATTTTGAAAGAACATCAGGAGCATACAATGATGGTCAATGGCATCATTTAGTTGCAGCTTATGACTGTACATCAGCAGGTGATAATACTTTTTTATATATTGATGGTTTATTAATTTTAGATTTTAATTCAAATCAATGGAGTTCAGGTACATCTACAAATGATGTACATATAGGGGCTAACAATACATCAGGAGCTGAATCTTTCAAGGGTCAAATAGATCAATTTAGAGTTTATAATGCTCTTTTAACTGCAAGTCAAGTAACAGAATTATATAATGAAACAGCTTCAACTGCTTCAACTTTAAACTACCCAACTGGAGCAGGGTGTTTAGCATTATACGAATTTAATGATGATGCAGATGATACAGGAAACAATTATGATGGTACTATTGCAAATGTAACTTATGACAGCTTTTTATTCAAACCTGATTTAGTTATAATAAAAAATAGAGATACAACTGATGGGTGGAGATGGTTTGATACTCAAAGAGGGGTTTTAAATAGATTAGAAAGTGACGCTACATCAGCAGCAGCAGATTTAGCAAATAGTTTAACTTCTTTTAATAATGCAGGGTTTACTGTTGAAAGTGAAGCTACTGTAAATACAAGTTCAGAAGATTATATTTCTATTTCTTTAAAAATGCTTGATAATAACAATAATGTACCTGTAGAAAATACCGTAGGAACTATTAAAAGTTTAACTTCTGTAAATGCAAATGCAGGTATGTCAATAACAAAATACACAGGAAACGGAACACAGAATGCTACTATTGGACACGGTTTGACATCAGCTCCTGATATGGTAGTAATCAAAAATTTAGAGCAAAACGATTCTTGGTTTGTTTCACATTCAGGTTTAGATTCAAATCAATTTGTAGAGTTTAATACCACAGCAGTAGCAGCAACAAATTCAGATTTAAATCATCAAAGGTTGAGTACTACATTTAAAACAACAAGTGCAAGTCCACACCATATGATTAATGCAAGTGGTGAAAAATATATTATGTATAGCTTTCATTCAATTTCAGGATTTTCAAAATTTGGCACTTATACTTGGACAGGAACAAATTATACATCAGGAGCTATGGTTTCAGATTTAGGATTTACTCCTGATTTTGTAATGATAAAAGGAAAAAACGAAGATTCAAATTTTAGTGTTTACGATAGCGAAAGGGGTGCAACGTCTGGAACAAATCAAAGATATAGATTAGCTCTTAATGATTTTGCAGCAGAAACAATAAGTGGCTATCAGGGAATTGGTTTTGACAATAATGGATTTAGTGCAATAGTTGGAGCTGATGGCAATACAACAGGAAGTGGTGGTTTAAATAAACAAAATGGAGTTTATATTTACTGGGCTATGAAAATAAATTAATGATGGAAGAAAGTTTTAAAATATATTCAGTTAATGGTTTTGCTTTATTAGTAAGTGCGTTAAATATTATTCCTGTACTACAAGCAATTTCGTTATTACTTGCGTGTATTTATACAATAATTCAAATAAAAAATAAACTATGAAATTACCAACAAACGGCGTTGCTAAAGATATAAGACATTATTCAGGTGCCTTATTAATATTCTTTTTTATTGTTGCTTTGGTTGTTGTTTTTATTCAGTATCCTGTTTTAGATTCTAATAAAGAGGTCGTAATGATGCTAATTGGAACCCTCTCAGCGTCTTTGGCTATGGTTATAAGCACTATAACAGGAAGTAAGCCCGACGATATTAATGCTTTAAAATCAGCAATTGAAAAAAAAGATTTAACAATTGACCATTTAACAAAATCAAAAGACGATTACGAAAATATTATTATTAATCTACAAAAAGAAATAATAAAAAACCAAGACGATATGTTTGATAAATTTTTGTTGAAATCAACTTTAAGTTTCGACGATAAAAATCAAAACTGTGACAAAGAGGACTGTAATAATAATAATTAGTTTATTTTTTAGCTGTAAAAGTTTTAAAATTGTTACGCATAAAAAACCAATGTCAAATTCAGAATTGACAAATTATATAAGACTTATACAACATAAAAGGAAAATAAGTTTACAAAATTATTTATATATATATAATACACAAAGTAACTTTGACAGGCTTAGGAATCTTATTATTAATAATACTCATGTCGGTTATAATCCGAATTATAGAAACTTACAAAATTTTAACATTCCTAAAACGGGAACAACGGGCAATACTTTGACAACCCCAAACGTCCAACCTCTAATTTCAAACGGCAATATTAAAACAAAACAATAAATTTTAATTTGTATATTTGTATAATATTTAATAATTAATAATCTAAAAAATAAAATATGGCTACAACTGGCGTATTCTCAGGAACAAATTTAATCTTAAAAGTTGAGGGCGGTGCTTTAGGTCACACGACATCGTGTTCATTATCATTATCAAACGACTTGCCTGAGGCTACCTCAAAGGATTCGTCAGGATTTCAGGAGGTTATAGCGGGAGTTATAAGCGGAGAAATCTCTTTTGATGGACTTGTTAAATACGATGACTCAACAAACGCAATTCAATTGGCTGACTTTGTACTTGCAAGAACTCAAATAACTTGTATTTTTGGAACTGTCGTTTCAGGTGATGCGGTTTATACAGCTGAGGGCTTCCTTAGCAGCGTTGAAATGAGTGCCGAAATGGAATCTCCTGTTACTTATAGCGGGTCTATTACTTTGACGGGTGCAATCACAAAATCTACTAACTCATAACGTTAGATAAATTTTAAAATAATGGCAAACAAAAAACGAGGGTATTACACCCTAAAACTCGGTGGTAAAAATCGAACGCTCCATTTTTCAATGAATTTTTGGGCAAATTTTACCGACATTCTAAATGTGCCACTTGACAAAATTGGAGAAATTTTTGAGGGTGGCATATCTATTTCCGCAATTCGTGCATTGGTTTATTCAGGTTTATTGGCATATGACCAAGAGGAAAACAACGAGGTTGATTATAACGAATTTAAAGTTGGGGCATGGCTTGAAGATATTACCCAAATAGATTTGGAAAAAATGATTAATTCAATGACTGAATCTCGTATTTTAGGAAACGATTTAAACATGGGTATTGAAAGAAATCCAAAAAAAGTAGCTAATCCTGAGGGAAAGAAATCACCGACTCAGTAAGTTGGGACGATATTTTAGATTATTATATCGGACAGGTCGGGATATTACCCAACGAATTTTGGAGAAATACTTTTAAAGAAAATCAATTATTAGGAGAATCCCATACAATTAAAATAAATTTACAATGGGAGCAAACGAGATATTTATCGGCTATGATTTACAATGTCAATTGTACTAAAAAAAGTCAAATGATAAAGCCAATGTCCCTTTTCCCTTTGCCGCAAGATAAACTAATTAAAACAGGATTGCCAAAATCCACACGCAAACAATATGATATTTTTAAAGAATTGGCAGAAAATGCGGGGGTGAAATTCTAACCCCTTTTTTTTTAGTATTTTTGTACTATGGCAGACCAAAAATTAAATGTAATATTAGGCGTTGATTCAAGTAGATTTAACGCCAGTTTAGGTAAAGCACAAGGCAGACTCAAAGCCTTTGGCTCAAAATTAAAATCAGTAGGCTCAACCCTTTCAACTCGTTTATCGCTACCCTTAGCACTTGCAGGGGGTGCCGCTATAAAAATGGCGGTTGACTTTGATAAGTCAATGACTCAAATAAAAACTTTGGTTGGTATTGCAGGGGACGAAGTTGACGCAATGGGTTTAAAGGTTAAACAATTAGCATCGCAAACGGGGAAAAGTTCAACAGAGGCAGCCGAAGCGTTGTTCTTTATAACTTCGGCAGGTTTAAGGGGTGCCGAAGCTATGGAGGTTTTAGAACAGTCTTTAAAAGGCTCGGCGTTAGGTCTTGGAGAAACTAAGGTTGTCGCAGACTTAGCAACCTCAGCCATGAACGCTTACGGGTCAGATGTTTTAAGTGCATCAAATGCAACCGATGTGTTAACTTCGTCGGTTCGAGAGGGGAAACTTTCAGCTGATTCCTTAGCGGGTGCAATGGGTATGGTTTTACCAATTGCCTCAAGTTTAGGAGTTTCCTTTAACGAAGTAGGTGCAACCTTTGCGGCGATGTCAAGAACGGGAACCGAGGCGGCAGTTGCATCAACTCAATTAAAAGGTATTTTATTAGCTTTATTAAAACCAAGTAAACAAGCAAGAGAAACTTTAAACGGCTTTGGATTGTCCGCTGAGGGGTTAAGAAAGCAAATTCGTGACGAGGGTCTTTTATCTACTTTAAAAACATTAACAACGGCGTTTGGCGATAATGAGGAGGCTCAAGCATTAGTGTTTAATAATTCAAAGGCTTTGTTAGGGGTCATGGATTTACTCGGAAAAAATCTTGGGTCAACTGAAAAAATATTTCATAATCTAAATAATTCTACGGGTATAACCGCAGAGGCTTTTAAAGAACTTGAACAATCCGCATCGTTTCAATTACAAAAATCTTTAGAAAGTTTAAAATTATTATTTGTCGAGGTTGGTTCTGTTTTGTTGTCGGCTTTTTTACCCGCAATTAAATCAATTGGAAAAGCAATTCAAACATTAGCAACTGGTTTCAATAAATTATCACCACAAATGAAATCATTTGGAGTAACAATTGGAATTGTTGTTGCTGCATTACCTCTTTTATTATCATTGGCTGGTTCTTTAGTGTCTGTTTTGGGTGCTATTTTATCGCCTGTTGGATTAGTGGTTGCAGGTCTTTCGGCTATTGCTTACGTTATATATAATGAATGGAGTTCTATTAAAACTATTCTTGTAAATATTACAAATTATTTTATTGATTTATATAATGAGTCTTTTGCATTTAGGTTAATTATTGAGGGATTAGCGGGTATTTTCAAAGCCATGTTTACAATTGCAAGTTCGGCGTTTAACTCATTATGGAATATTATTCAAGGTTTTACTAAAAATATTATTGAAGGCTTTAAAAATATTGGTAAAGTAATTAAAGGGGTTTTCACATTAGACGCTGATTTAATTCAAGAAGGTCTCACGGGTATTAAAGATGCTGTTTTTGAAAATTTGCAACAAATAGGAACTGAGGGTTTAAAGCATGTGCAAAATTCAATGTCAGCACTTGGCACCGAATTGCCAAAGGCTTTTGAAAAAGCATATAAAAAAGACCCAATTTCAAAAATCACTGAGGACGATATTGACAATTTAACAAATAATTTAAAAGGTAAACTCTCAGGGATTGCGGGAATGTTTTCAACGTCTATTGGTGGCGGTGGTGGTGGAGGAGAAATCACAAATCAATCAAGAGGTGTACAAAAAACACAAGAAATAAAAGCAGGAGACACATCGCCATTAAGTGGTTTGTCCGAAAAAACTAAAGAATTATCTGTTCAGGGTGAATTGTACAAATCTAAGGCTCAAGAATTTGTTAACTCAGCTGCTAATATTATACAAGAGGGGACCGTTAATACTTTATCCAATATGGCAGCAGGTATTGGAGAAATGCTTTCAGGTGCGGGTGGTGGTATGGGAGATTTTAGCACAATGCTAATGTCGGGAATTGCTGATATGGCGATTAAACTTGGAAAATTAGCGATTGCAACTGGTATATCAATTAAGGCAATAAAAGAAGCGTTAGCAAAACTACACCCAGCCGTTGCAATTGTAGCGGGAATCGCACTTGTTGCCTTAGGCTCAGCGGTAAAAGGACAAATGAAATCTATGAGTGGAGGTGGAGGCGGTGGCGGAGGTGTTCCAGCCTTTGCAAATGGTGGAATTGTATCAGGTCCAACGCTTGGACTCATGGGCGAATATTCGGGAGCAAAGTCAAATCCCGAAGTTATTGCACCGCTAAACAAATTAGAGGGAATGATTGGTCAAAAACAAACGAATGTCAATGTTGGCGGGAATTTTAGAATACAAGGTCAGGACTTAGTTTTGGCATTACAAAAAGCGGATAAGCAACGAAACAGGATTATATAATGGCATATGGTATTAAATTTGAACTTTTTTTCACTGATAGAAACAGCCGAAAATTAAAGGTTGAAATCTTACAAAAGGATTTTGTCGCTTCGGGTGTTAAATGGGAGGATATATCAACAAATTTTGAAGCAACTGAAAATTTATGGAATGACCAAACTTCCTCGATTACTCCGTTAATAGGAACCCAGCAACCCGTAATAATTGAATGGGACGGGGACGATGACATTTATTCGCCAATTATTGGTTCTCGTTGTATTTTAAACCTTTTTGTTACAAATCAAACATATTATGACGATTTTTATAATGCTGACGAGAGAGAGTATAAAGTTAAAGTTTTATATTATACGCCTACGGGTAACAACTGGGAGGACGAGGAACCACAATGGGAGCAATTTGATGCAAATTATGAGGCAGGTTTCGGTGAAGATTTATTTTATCAACCAATGTGGGAGGGCTTTTTAGTTGTTGACAGATTCCAAGAGCAGATTTTGTCAAAACCTTTTCCAATTAAACTCGAAGCAATTGACGGCTTAGGTACTTTAGAGGGCTTTGACGCACCTTTTGACCCTCAAGACACTAATGTAAACCAAAATCTTTTTTATTCTTTAAAAGAAATATTAAAATTGACAGGACACGAACACCCGATTTATATCGCTAATGATACCCGTAAAGTTGGCGGGGCTACAAACGACACGATTTTTCATGATATTGAGGTCAATAAATATGGATTAATGTCTAAAAATTTAACCTTTAGAAACGCTAAAGAAGTTTTGGAGACAATTTTAAAGGCGACAAATTCAAGAATTTATCAATCTTTTGCCCGTTGGTATGTGGTAAATAATTCGTCTTTGATAGACAATAGAGTTAATCAATTATCATTGGCACCAGTTGGTGACGATACAGCAATTGAACCCGCTATCCCAACAGACCCGACAGAGGTCGTTTTAGTTCCTGTTGTACAAATAGAACATTCGGGAGGTACGGGTGACACTGCCAGTGTTCAAGAGGGAACAGCTTTCTTTTTTAATGTACAAAACTCAGGGGGTCCAATAGAATCGTTTACATGGACTTTGCCAGACGGGTCAACTCAAAGCGGAACGGGTGCAAATCCAACTTTGACATTTGTATCAACTAACGCAATGAATGACCAAACAGTAAAATTTCAAGGATTTAATTCAGCAGGTGATTCAAACATTGACATTGTAACGTTAGCCGTTACAACACCACAAACACCGACAGACCCGACAGATGTTGGAGGATTATTTACTTTTAACGTTAACCAAGATAATTTAACAAATTCAACCGCTTCACCTCAAAGCGTTTCAGTCTCTTATGCTGCCAGTGAAGTTGGTGACGCTTATGAAGTTAATATTGGAGTTATTCCAAATCCAGCTTATAATTTTGGGTCGATAAATGATATTTCAGTCACAGGCGTTTCAGGAACTGTGACTAAAACTATGGGCGTAAGTAATGGCGTAAATCAAATAAGTATTTCAATTTCTGGAACTTTGCCGAGTGGGGGGAAAACTGAAACTATAATTATAACAGGTGGAATTCCTGACCCTACTTTTTACAATGTAAATTTGACATTTGATAATAATACAACAAACACTGATTTATATTTAAACGATTCGCCGTCTCCTTATAATTTAGCAACTGACCCGACTTTGGTTTTAAGACTACCAAACGGAGACAATTTTACACAAAAATTAAGGTTTGTCGCAAAAAGTGGATTTATATTTTCGTTTGTCAATAATATTCAAACAGAATTTACAAGCGGTCAAGATGTTATTAGTACAATTGATTTAATCGGACCGACAGTTTCATTGTCAGGACAACAAGAGATTGTTATAATTGTAACGCCAATAAACACCAGTCAAAAAGTATTTACCGCAGACGCAACAATTACAGATACTTTGACACTAAGTGGAGGACCTATTGCGGTCACAGCCGCCACAACTTTGAGCGTCACAACACCTTTTTCAGCGGCTAACGCACAAATTCCTATCGGTTCGGGTGGTGCTGGTTATATAACATTAACTCAAATCATGGGAATTGGTAGTGGAGGTAATTTGGCGAACGGTTGGCTTTGTTTATCAATAAGGAGAATGAGTAGCGGCGGTGTAATGGAACCCGTATTTCGACCAACAGTTAATTTTATAGACTTAGGAAAAAGAAGTGAATTGCCTTATACGGGGAGGCATCATGAATATGCTTTTGATGGAAGTTTTGACTCTCGATTTACGCAGTTACATTTTCCCAGTATTTTATCAGCACAAGTTTATCAAATTTATATTTATGCTTACAATCCAGCGACTTTTACAATAACTTTTAATAATAGTTTTCCTTATTACGGGTCACTTGGATACTTTAGTATAAGACAACAAGGCAGCGGATTTAATTAAAACATAAAATTATGGGGTCAATACAATCATCACAATCAAATTTATTACAAGGAAACACCGAACAAATATCATATAAAGTATTTAGTTCAGAGGGTGTATATTTAAGAACAGAAGATAATAATATTTTAATAAAAGCACCAAAGGAATTAAAACCTTTAAATGGTGATTTGGTTATTGAAAGGGAAAGACCACTTAAAAAAGCGGTATTTGTTACCGATTTAAAAGGTGTGTTTTTTAAAAATCAAAATGCTAATTTTATAAATGGCGATGCAAAATATACAATTCAAACACCAAACACAGGAAAAACAAGTGACGTAAGAAGTGACGCAAATGAAACCGTTGACGCATTAACAGGCGGGAAATACTTTTTTTCAAATGATAACGTTGCACATGGCGGAGGCAATAACGTTGCAATGATTGCAATTAACGCCCAAACAAATACAATAAGCCAAAGCAAACCTTTACAGGTTGGGTTTAATTATCATATAAAAACGACAGACGATACAGACTCATATGAGTTAAGTATTAAGGCATTTTTGGAGGAAAGTTATTCGGGAACGCCATTAAAAGAATATAATTTTGACAGTGAAGAATGGGTTAATTATACAGGCTCATCAACTTCTCAATCAAAAAAAATAATTAAAACCTCAACCGTAAACAACTGGGGGAAAATAACACAAAACATAAAGCAATATACATCGGCGTCTGTAACAACTGACGTTTTTATGAATATAACTATAAACAGAGTTAAATCAGTTGGCGGTGGAATTGAGGGTTATGAGGCAATTTATATTGACAATTTTTATATTGGCGAAACTAACGACGTTGTAAATGATAAATTAATTAGTCGTAGAAAACAAATTCCTGTAAATGGAACTTATTCAGGTGAACAAAAGAATGAGAAAAATACAATTTCAAACGTTGCTAAAACAACGGATTATTTTATTGGAAAATACGACGGTACTTTTAAAAGGTTGAGAGACTCAACGGCAAAGTCAATGGAGCAAATTGTAACCGCTGAAATGATAAATGATTATAGAATTTATTTAAGTCGCTACCAAGGGACCTTTCAAAATATATCAATTGACCATATTGGTCTCCATAATAAGGTCCATATTGATTTTGGCGGTGAAACATATCAGGACCCCGTTTCGTGTTATATTGACTCTATGAAATACGATGTAAAGGCGGCGGAGTATGACATGACTTTGCATATGCCAAACCAAGACAACGACGTTTCAACTACTTACGTAAACATATTTGACTAACAATTTTAATATTAAAATTTAAACGATAGCTTTTTGTTTGCTGCCCTCTACCAACCATTTATTGGTGTAGGGGGTTTTTAAATAATATAAAATATTTTTTTGGTTATATAAAATATTCTTTATATATTAGCATTATAAAACAATAATAATTAAAAAAACAATTATGAAAAATAATTATATAATAGAAATTAAATTAAATAAAAATGGAACAAGCTATAGAGCCTTTTGTAATCCATTAAATATAAATTACATAATACACAATCACGATTTAGATAGTTTTATAAAAAAATGGAATGACAAAGGCATAATGGTAAATTTAAAAAACATACTAAAAATACATTTATCAAACAAAAAACAATAATAAAAACGGGGGTGTAAAAACCCCCTTTAAAAACTATAATAATGGCAAAACTTAGTAAAATTATTAATTTCCTTAATGACATTGATAACGAAATTAACGAGGAAGTTTATAACAGAGAGGAACAAGCTGACAATAAAATTGACCTTTCCCCATCTTGGGAAGAGAGCGACAAAGGAATGGATTATATTTATAAAACAGAGGCTTTGAATGAGTTGAGAGAAAAAATCTTTGAAGTGATTGAACAGGCTGAGAAGATTAAAAATAAAGATTACTATTAAATAAAACAATAAAACTATGGCAATAAAAATTGATAAAGACGAGCAAAACATTATTTACTGGACACTTGTTGAAAAAATAAAAAAAGAATGTAATATTAAAAGACTGTCTCAGATTTCTGTTGGACAAGCTATTGCATACAAAAACGAACTGGAAATAATTAAAAGATTTAAGCCAGTATATAATAAATTAATAAATAACATACATGAATTTTAAATTACGATTAGAATCTGAATTAAGGAGACTTAATTTAACAAAACGAGAAGTTTTTGAACATTTAAAAATGACACGCCCAACGTTTGATTCACGAATAAAAAATCCAAATACATTTTCAGTTGGGGAAATAAAAAAACTTAATCAATTAAAAATAAATTTAAACTATTAAATCAAAACAATTAAAAAATGAATCTACAAGAAAAACTAACACAAATACAAACTGAATTTTATTGTCCTAAAAACAGACATAATAAATTTGGTAATTATAATTATCGCAGTGCCGAAGATATTCAAGAGGCTCTAAAACCATTTTGTAAAAAATATAATGTAAATTTTAAAACAAAAGAAAGTAGTGTTAAAGATGTTTGCGGAGTTTTAACTTTTAAATCTAAAGTTATAATAAAATGCAATGAATCAAATGAGCAAGACCATGCAACCGCACAAATTGGAGTGGACTTAAATCAAAAAGGTATGGCAATGCCTCAAAAGTTTGGTGCCGCTTCAAGTTATGCGAAAAAATATGCTTACGGTAATTTGTTATTAATTGACGACACTGCGGACAACGACGAGTTGTCAAAAAATGATAAACCAAAAAAATGGTTAACCGAGGAGCAACTCAACGCAACCCTTAGCGGAACAAAAAAACAAGCGGTTAAAGTACTCGCCGACTATATGATAAAAAAAGAGTACAAAACTAAAATTAATAATAAATTTAATATATAATTATGGAAAACACAGAGAAAAAAGAGAATTCAAACAGACCAAAAGGCATAAAAACGTTTAAAAAAAGAGATAATGCTCCCGACTTTGTGCTTGGTGATTTGATTTTAACACCAAAGGAATTTTTTAAATGGTGTGCGGAAAAAAAGGAACATCTGACCGAATACACAGACAAAGACAACGTAACCCATAAACAATTAAAATTTCAAATAAAAAATGGAGATTATGGAATTTACTTCGAATTAAATACTTGGAAATCAGATCAAAATCAAAATAAAACTGGGTCTTTTTCAACTCCAGTTGATAATGAGGAGGACGATTTACCGTTTTAAAATAATAATTAAAGGGGGTGATTTATTTAACATTCTCACCTGTTATTTATTTCATTCCCTTTTTAAATATAAAATTATGGCAAACAAAAACACACTAAAAAAAACAATTGATAAAATAACACAGGACGAACTCGATTTTTTAGTATATCAAAACGAGGCGTTTCAAAAGGCACTTGCATTAAAACATAATTTAATTACAATTTTAGAGGGTCAAGTTGAGGCTCTACAAAAAACTAATTATGAAATGAAATGTTTTTTAGGCTGGGATAAACATCACGAGGCATGAATAAAAATATAACAATTAAAGATGAAACAAACGAAACGTATCATAAAAATGATATAATTTCGGCGAGTGGTTTAAAAAAAATCTACGAATTAAAAGGAGACATAAAACAATTTATTGAACTAAAACAAATACCATATGAATCAAATAATAATTTTATTATCGGCAGTGCTGTTCACACTTTATGCTTGGAGGGTCGTTCCCAATTTGATAAAGAATATTTATCAATTACGCAAAAAATTGACGGGCGAACTAAAGAGGGTAAACAGGCAATGCAAAACTATAAAAAAATGGGTGGCGAAAGACACATTTTCACATATGCAGAACACCGACTAATCGAAAATATTTATACAAATTACAGGTCAAACAAATTAGCGGTTGACTATTGCACTGGAGACGTTGAAATATCTCATTATACAAATTTTAACAATATAAATGTTAAGGTACGCCCCGACTGTAAAAATGAAAAAAAACAATTTATATCAGATATAAAAACAAGTAAGTCGGCAATTGATGCAGATATACAAAAAGAAATTAAATGGAGGCATTACGATTTACAAGCCACATTTTATTGCGATGTTTTAGGTTTTCCGCCTGAGAATTTTAGATTTATTTTTATGCAAAAGTCGGCTCCTTATTTTATTGAAATTGTAGGGCTAACAGATGAGACAATTGAAAGGGGACGTAATAAATATAATGCAGCTTTACAACAATGGGGTAAATATTTAGAAACAAAAGAATTCCCAAAGTCATGGAATTACGACGAATTATCAAAATGTAAAAGATTTTAAAATGTTAGATCTTATAAAAAAAATTGTTGAAAATCATTATCAGATTAAAGATATATCAATTAGAAATCGAAAGGAAAAATTTGTTGAGGCTCGTGCTATTTATGGCATAGTAGCGAGACAAAATACTGATTTTGGGTACTGCCAAATAGGTAAAAAAATAAAAAGAGACCATTCAACTATTTTGCATTATAATAAAAAAATATACGACTCATGGATTAGTTTTCCAAAATTAAATATTAGAAAACTTCAAACAATTAAAATAATTTATAATAATTTTATAGAACAAAACAGTCAAGAAGCTAAATTTTATAACATAGCTATTGACGATAAAAGTTCTAATGAAAAACAACCCCTATCAAAAATATTTAGGAAAAGAAGATATTCTCCAAAATAGCGTAATGAATTATATAAAACTTAAATATCCTAATGTCCTTGCAATTCATGTTCCAAATGAGGGCAAAAGAACGCCATTTGAGAGATATAAGTTTAAATTTTTAGGAGGCGTTTCAGGAATACCCGATTTGTTAATATTTGCACAAAATAAAAAATACAGCGGTTTAGCGATTGAATTAAAGGTTGGTTATAATAAACCCACAGAAAACCAACAAAGTTGCTTAAAACGTCTTAAAAACGCAAATTGGGAGGCTTTATGGTCAAATAACTTTGACGATACACAAAAAATAATTGATAATTACTTCACGAATATTGACAATGTATAGAAAATATCGAAATGTTTACTGGAACGACCAGCGTCAACGGATAAGATGGACAACTAACACAACTTTTGAGAATTATCATAATTATGAATATATCGGAGCAATGACAAGGGCTGAATTTGATTTATTACTTGAGGTGTTAGTTGAGTTTTTTGGAGACGATGAGATTACAATGGAGCAATTCAATAGAGTATTTAATGATTTAAGGACTTTTTTTAATAAAGTTAAAGGTCTTTTGGAAGAGGAATAAAAGAATATAAGCAAACAATGAATAAAAGCTATTATGCTATAATACCCGCAAATGTCAGGTATAATGATAATTTGACCCCTAACGCTAAATTATTATATGGCGAAATTACCGCCTTATGTAATGAAAAAGGTTTTTGTTGGGCATCGAATAGTTATTTTTCTAATCTTTATAATGTCGAAAAAGGCACGATTAGTCGATGGATTTCTCAGCTTGAAAAAAACGAACATATCTCAACAAAATTTATATATAAAAAAGACAGTAAAGAAATTGAGAAACGTATAATTAAAATTCACAATACCTATAAGATAAAATCAAAGGGGGGTATAAACAAAATTGTTAAGGATAATATATATAGTACTATTAATAATAATACAATTAATAATAGTCTAACATCGAAAAACGTAAAATCTGAGAACGATTTTCCGCCTTTAATTTTGGATTCTTATAATCATATTGTTGAATTATTTCCAAAACAAACCCGACCAAAAACAAAAAAAGAAAAATTAAAATGGTTGTCTGAATTAGATAAATTACAAAGATTAGACGGTTACAATCCAAGACAAATATATATTATATGCTTAAAGGTAAGGAACGACAATTTTTGGTCACAAAATTTTTTATCAATTACCAAACTCAGGCAAAAAAATAAAGACGGTATAAAATATATACAGTCATTTGAGTATAAATTCGCCAAAGATTTAAAACATTTAAAATTATGAATAAACAAGTTGCAAAAGAATTAAACGAATTTGTTAATACTGTTAAAAATAGATATTCAAGAACGGACAGGGAGGGCAATTATCAAAATGAAACATTTAAAATAAAAGAGGTTATTCCAACTTCTGACCACACCGCAACGGTAATATTTGAAAAAGATTCTAATAAATTAGCTTGTTTTTTCTTTTATTATATAAATTTAGGAATGTCAAAAGGCTGGAAGTATTTTATTCCTACAGATAGTCATATTACAGGAATGAGGGCTTTTGAATACTATAAATTACAAACTGAAAGGTTTAATTATAAACATAATTTTTAAATATATGAATTATAGAAAAAAATATCAAGATGAATATTTTTCAAAAACTGGTAAATTAATGCCGAAAGAATATGAAGTTCACCATATTGATGCAAACAGAGAGAATAATATTTATGATAATTTAATTGGTTTACCTAAGCAATTGCATAAAATACTACATTCACGAATTGGATTAATTCCTAAAATACCATTAGAAAATTTGATTGAATTATATGAAAAAACAAATAAAAATTTTACAAACGAAGCTTTAGTTTATTGGATTAAAAAAAGGCTTGAACTTGTGGGATTAAGTAATGAAATACAGAAAAAAAATACAAAATTAATAGCAAAAAGGAGAATGAAATTTTATCAAATTCATTTACAAAATAGAAAATTTAAAGAATAATTAAACAAACAAAACAAAAATGCTAAAACAATTAGAGACTATAAATATTAATGACTTTTTTGCCATAGGTATTGAACTGAAAAGAAAATCAGGAAACGAAAAAACAAAATGTCCAAAATGTAAGGACCAAAGAAAAAATAAACATGACAACCCCCTTAGTGTAAATATCGACAAAGGTTTATATAATTGTCACAATTGCGGTTGGTCGGGCAATGTTAAACTTAAGCAAAAAAAAACTTACTATTTACCAGTTGAACAAAAGTCAGAATTATCGGACCGAACGATTTCGTGGTTTAATAAAAGAGGTATAACAGAGGCAACTCTTAACAATTGGAAAATTGGAGAATCTGTCGAATACTTTCCTCAAGTAGATAAAAAACGAAAGGCAATTAATTTTAAATATTTTAAAGAAAATAAACTAATTAATATTAAATACAGAGACGGTGAAAAGAATTTTAAAATGATTTCTAATGCTGAACTTATATTCTACGGCTTAGATAATATTAAAGAGATGGACGAAATTTATATTGTTGAGGGTGAGATGGACGCTTTAAGTTTACATGAGTCGGGAATATATTCTGTTTGTTCCGTTCCAAACGGTGCATCAAAAGGAAATCAAAGACTTGACTATTTAGATAATTGTTTTACTTACTTTGAAAATAAAACAAAAATTATTCTTTGTACTGATAACGATGAGGCGGGTTTATTATTAAGAAACGAACTTGCAAGGCGGTTCGGACATTATAAATGTAAATATGTAGAATTTGGCGAATATAAAGACGCTAATGAGGTTTTAATAAAAAAAGGTAGTGAGACCCTCAGAAATATTTTAAAAGAAGCAAAAGACTTTCCACTTGAGGGAATTTTAAATATTCATGATATTTGGCAAAACGTTTTAAATTACAATGAACATGGAATTAAAAATTATAATATAGCACTTGGCGATTCTAATGAGTTTTTTAATGTTTGTTTAGGGGAATGGTCTGTTATTACAGGAATACCAAACGCAGGAAAATCAGACGTTGTTGACCAAATATGTTGCAATTTAGCGTTAAAACACGATTTTAGAATTGGAATGTTTGCCCCTGAGTCATTCCCATATGAGGGACATATTAAAAGAATTGCAAATAAGTTAAATGAAAAAAATTGTAATACTGAAATATTAAATAATTCAAAGGCATTTATTGAGGACCATTTTTATTTTGTTAAAATAGACTTAGAAAACTTAACACTTAAAAACATATTGAAACAATTTAAAGACTTAGTATTTCAAAAGGGAATTAATATTGTTGTAATTGACCCTTATAATATGTTAGACCATTCGGCACAAAGGGACCATTCTTATGTTGGAAAAATATTATCTGAAATAACGCAATTCTGTCAGCAAACAAACACACATTTATTTTTAGTTGCTCACCCTCGTAAAATGGACATTGAAAATAATAAATATAGGATACCAACGCCTTATGATATTTCAGGGTCCAGCGACTTTTTTAATAAAGCATATAATTGTTTGACTGTTTATAGAAATATTGGTCAGCCTTGTGAGTTTGGCTCTGACACCGTTTCAATATATGTACAAAAGGTTAAACGTAAAGAAAACGGTAAACAAGGCGATTTCATGATTGCCCCCGACTTTAAAAATGGCGGTTGCTATAAATGGCTTAATAAAGAAAAACAAAGGTTTGAAGTGATAAAAGATTCAGTTCCTTTTTAATATGATAACAAATTGCATAATTTTATTTTATACCTTTACAATAAATTTTCAAATGTTTGAAATTCGTTTTTTTCCTGTTTATGGTTTTGCTTTAGGAGTAAACTACTGGGACTCTGCAATGGACGACAATTATGATAATAGTATTGAAACAACTCACATGATACAAGTTTTTTTAACACTATTCGGTATTTCAATTATTTGGTATAAAGATATTTAAAACAGTTATGGCATACGACCCAAAAGAACTTGAACAAAAGGCTTTAAAAGCTATTAAAACTCATAAACTAATGTTTATTGAGCATTTAGTTGCTTATTTACCATGTTCAAAGAGTACATTTTATGATTTTAAATTGCACGATTTGGACACTATAAAAAAAGCAATTGAACAAATGAGAATATCACGCAAAACAAAAATGCTATCTAATTGGATTGATTCCGAAACGCCATCTTTGCAAATAGCTGCAATGAAAATGATAAGCGAGGAGCATGAGGCTCACCGATTAAATGGTTCCCGTCAAGAGATAAAACATAAAGGCGGAGTTAAATCAACTCTAATCAAATGGAAACCAGCGGAAGACAAGAAGTAACGCAATACTTAAATAAACAGTTTTACCAAATACATGAATCAAAGGCTCGCTTTATAGTACAACAAGGTGGCACAAGATCAGGAAAAACTTGGGCGTGTTGTCAATATATAGCCTTTTTACTTACTGATTCAACAAAGCCCTTAGTCATATCAATAATAAGAAAAACACTTCCAGCACTTAAAGGGTCAGTTCAAAGAGACTTTATTCATATACTTCAAGAGACAGGCATATACTGGGACGGTGTACATAACAAAGCCGAAAATACATTTAAATATTATGACGGTGATAATAACGTTGAGCATTTGGTTGAGATGCTGTCAGTTGATGAGCCGCAAAAAATACGTGGTAGGAAAAGAAATATAGCTTTACTTGAGGAGACTAATGAATTATTACTTGAGGACTTTCGTCAAATAAACATGAGAACAACTGATTTTATAATTATGACATTTAATCCAAGCGACCCCGTTCATTGGATATACGACGAAGTAATTCCACGCAATGATTGTGATTTGTTTATTACAACTTACAAAGATAATAAACACCTAAGCCCTGAGTTAATTAAAGAGATCGAACGCATGAGGGAACGGGACGTTGATTATTGGCGTGTATATGGTCAAGGTCAAAGGGCTGTTTTGTCAAGACGGCAAATATATAATAACTGGAAGTTTATTGATTATAAAGATTTTCCTAACGCTGACTATGTTTATTTGGGACTTGACTTTGGTTTTTCAAATGACCCTTTAGCAATTTGTGAAGTTCGAAAGGTAGGCGATAAATTATATGTTCATGAAATATGTTATAAAAAGGGAATGACTAATCAAGATACAGCAAATTTTTTAATTGATAATGGTTATAATGATACTTTAGTTTATTGCGATTCAGCTGAGCCAAAAAGTATTGAGGAGTTAAAACGATTAAATATATATGCAAAGGGTGCCATAAAAGGACAAGGGTCAATCAATGCGGGAATAAGTTTAATAAAAGAATTTGACATTTATTTATCTAATGAATCAAAGAACTTTATAAAAGAATATCATTCTTATTACTGGCATGAATTAAAAGACGGGACCATTATAAACAAACCACTTGACTGTTTCAATCATTTACAGGATAGTCTCCGTTATGTCGTTTATAGCGTATATTCTAAACGGAATGATTTCTTTGTAATATAATTCTTACTTTTGTATAATAAAATTCTTTTAAATAAATGGCATCACTTTTAGAACGCTTTCGAAAACTTGTTACAAAAAACAATCAAAGCACAAACATCGATTATAATAAAGCAATTTATAATTATTTAGGCAATACGTTTGTTAGTTCTCAAGAAAACGACGACAGCTATATTAATAAGGGCTATCGTTTTAATTCAACCATTTATTCGATTGTTAATTTAATAACAAAATCAGCAACAACAATTCCATTTCAAGTTTATGAGATACAAAACGCAAATGATTTAAAAAGATATAAGTCATTAACTAATGGCGATTTTAACACAACAACCTTGCACAACGCTAAAATATTACAAAAGAAATCTTTAATTGAATTAGAAAACACCGAATTACATGAGTTATTAGACAGACCAAACCCCGCTCAATCATTCAATACTTTTATAAGTGAAATACTTGCCTTTGGTTTGTTAACTGGCAATCGTTATATCTACGGCATTGGTCCCGACACTGGTATTAATCAAAATAAATATAAAGAACTTTACGTTTTACCGTCTCAAGTTATGCAAATAGAGTCAGGCGGTATAATGGACCCAGTTCGAGAATATTCACTTGAATACAACGGGAATTTTAAAATACCAGCTGAACAAATACTTCACATAAAAGACTTTAATCCTTATTACGATGGAACGGGTTCTCATTTATATGGAATGTCTCCACTTAAAGCGGGACTCAGAACAATGGACGCAAATAACGAGGCATTAACAACTGGTCTTAAATATTTACAAAATCAAACCGCAAGGGGTGTATTAATGTCAGACGAGGGAGATTTAAACGAAGTACAGGCAAGACAATTAAAAGATAAATTCAAACAACAATAACAAGGATCTAAAAATGCGGGTGATGTTGTTATAACGCCGAAAAAATTATCATGGATTAATTTTGGATTAAATGCCAGTGATTTATCATTAATAGAACAATATAACGCAAGTATCAAAGACCTTTGTAATATTTAC